TTCTGTGCCAGCAAACAATCCACCTTGCACAAAGGAAAAATTTTCATTTACAGTTTGAAATGCTGATCTTATGGTTTCACCGGTACCGTCGTTAGCCACTGCACCTATGTTAATCGTATCTATTGCCATTTGTTAATCCGTTCCTTTAACCGCCTAAAGCTCGTAGTCTTGCTGCCAATTGATCTAATGCTTGTTGTACGTTGGTTACTGTGCCATTATAATTTGCAGCATTGTTTGGTGTATATGCTGCATTACCAACTATGTTGGATTGAAACAACGAAAGTGTTCCTATATTTGCGTACAGTGCCGGCACATCTTGAATGGCTGTCCGCTGAATTGTGCCGTCACGAAAACGCAAGTTACATGTGACCAAGGTAAAATTATCATCTTTGAATAAACCTGCAGCAGCCGTATTAGCTACCAAAAACGCATTTACGTTGCTACGTATGGCAACATTACCGCCTATAACAGTTACGTATCCGTCGCGTGGAAATTCTTGTAATCCTGTATCGCCCTCTGGTACGATGAAGTTGCCTGACCATCCACTGCTGTTAATTCCAATGTTAACATAATTAATTTCATCTGTGCCATCGTCGGCTGTAATTACGAAGTCGCCGCTTGCATTGGCACCTGTGTTTAAATTTTGAATTACAACTTGGTAATAACTGTCTACATTACCCACAAACACGCCGCCAAGTCCTGGGTAGTTTATAGGAGTTAAATTGCCAACTTCTAAGGTTGAAGTTATTTTAACATTAGAATTAGCTAGTATGTAATTTGCTCGAATATTACCATTGAAAATGTCTCCGTTGACATTTGCCTTGGTTGATATATTGATATTTGCAGCAGCTACGTTTGCGTTTAACAAATCTATTTGTGTTGCCTGTGTTATGGCATTGCTTTGTAACGTGGACACATTTGTAGAGGTGCTACCCAAATTGGCATCAATGACGATTATTCTAGCATTGGCCGCTGCGATATTGGCATTTGATGTAGCCACATTGGCCAAGTAAGAATTTATGTTTGCATATAAGTTGTTTATATCTAGCGCCTGAGATGCAGCATTAGATTGTAACGTTGTGATGTTTAAATTGGCTGCTGTCAAATTGGCATTGATCAAGCTGATCTGCGAACCTTGTGTGGCTGCATTTGACGTCAAGCTGGTGATGTTTGTGTTAGCCGCAGTTAAATTGGAATTCAATAGATCAATTTGAACTGCTTGTGTGGCCGAATTGCTTTGCAATGCAATGATATTGCCCTGTTGACTTTGTGCATTACTTTGCAAATTGTTCAATTCCAATGCTTGTGTAGTTGCATTTGCAAGCATTGATGTAATATTTAAATTGGCAGCAGCAACATTGGCATTTATCAAGTTGATTGATGTGGTCTGGCTGGCTGCATTACTGCTTGACTGCTTGCGTTGGCCTGCAGGACAGTGATTGCTGCATTGGCGGCCGTGACATTTGCGTTAATAGCAGCAACGTTAGTATTGCCACCAAACGCAGTGCTTTGCACTGTGCCATCACCGAATCTTATTAAAACATTAGGTGCCAATGTTAACACGTTTGCCTGTGTTAAACTAATTTGCGGATTAGCAATATTACCTACTAAAAAGTCAATACTGTTTGTAACTGAAATAAGCTGCAAGTTTCCGCCATCAACATACACATAAGCGTCATGACTCTTGCCCATTGGATATGTTGGATCGTTCCATGCACTGCCATTTATACCAATTGAAATTAAATTACTTCCATCGGTGCCATCGTCGGCAGTAACTACAATATCTCCGCTTCCTTGTGGATCTAAATTTTGTAAATTTATCTGATAATATCTATTATTTGGTGTAGGTGCAGAATTTCCAAAGAACAATGCTGCAGGATTGGCAAATACTTGTCCTAAACCTTGATTGGTTTCGGTGCCACCTACAAAGTAGGTATTTGTACGTATTAAATTAGATGCACTAATTGAATTGGCAGTTATGTTGCCTGAAAAATTGGCACCAGTTAGATTAGCTCTCAATAAAATAGCAGCATTGGCAGCAGCCACATTGGCATTTACCGCTGCCACGTTGGCCAGGATAGCATTGCTGCTGAGTGCTAAATCAATGCTGGTATCTACATATGCGATGGTAGCCTTGGCGTTTGTAAGATTGGTAATGGCAGTGGCTTGTGTTGCTGCATTACTTTCTAGTGTGGTTAATCTAGCTGCATGATTACTAATTACAGCATTTGCAGCAGTTATATTAGCACTTAATGAATCAGTTACTGATCCTGTTACATTGGCAATATTGGATGCTATTGCAGCGTTAACATAAGCTTTGCTTGCTGCACCAGTGATATTATTGACTGTTAGTGTTACATTACCTGTCAAACCGTTTACTCGTAATACAGGAGCAATTGGTACACCTGATGCAGATACAGTGGCAATGTTACCAACAGTGGCATTTGCAAGAGTTGTAACTGTTAATAAAACGTCATTTAATGGAGTTGAGCCTCCAAGAACATTTCCGCGAATTACATATACATTACCAACCACTTGACCGGTGCCACGTAGCACAGGTGCTGCTGCATAACTTTCTGTGTAACGGGTAACATTAAAGGTGATTCCGCTGACATTGGAAGCAACGTTACCGTAGGTCAGTCCTTCGTTGTCTACTGTAGTGTAGAGTTCGGTAAAATTATCATTAATTTTAGTAAACGCATCGCGTAACGGATCACCTGTGCCGTCACTAGCAGAAGAGCCAACATCAATAACTTGCTGTACCATAAATCATCCTATATACTAGGTATTTATGGCTTTTGTTAGGAATGGAGTTTTGGAACGATTAGTACGGAGTAAAACTGCTACCGCAGCCGCAGGTGGTTTGAGCCTGTGGATTGTCTATGCTGAAACTGGCTCCCATATCATCTTCAGTATACTTGATTTTGGCACCTTGTAAGTATTGTGCGCTCACACTGTCAACAAGCAAGCCCACACCGCCTACATTAATATCAAAATCATCTTCGTTTTGTTCTTGGTCAAAGGTGAATCCATACTGCATGCCCGAACAGCCACCGCCCTGCACAAATATGCGTAGTTTAAGATTTGGATTACCTTCTTCGGCTATTAGTTCTTGAAGTTTAGAAACAGCACTTTGTTGTAAATCAATCATGCGCGATCTCCTGCATAAATTCGTCTATTGACATATTCCCAATTAATGATGCGCCAGATGTTTTTTAAATATCGTTTTTTATCTGACCCATAATCTTGAATCCAAGCGTGTTCCCACCAGTCAATCAACAGGGCTATGTCTGTGCGTATGGCGTGATTTTTTATTGTTTTGATTTGACCGCTGCGACTCAAATAAATCCAATTTGAACCTTGCAACTTCATTGCTTCAGCTTCGATGTCTTTCTTAAAATCTGTAAAATTGCCGAAGTGTCTGTTGATCAATGCTAAACTAGCACCTGTGGGACTGTTGCCATTTTTTGGTGCTCGCAGTTGCGGAAAGAAAATATTGTGCAAGTACGCACCAGCTTCGTTAAACGAGGCATCGCCTTCGTGTAAGGCAACTTTTTCAGCTCAAGTTTTTTCTTTTCTTCTAGTAAATCAATGATGTCACGCATGTAGCTATTTAGTGCGATACACTATGCGACCACGATGTAGATCGTATGGACTCATTTCAATTTCTACACTGTCACCAGCTAATATACGTATATTATTTTGACGCAGCCGACCAGCAATGGTGGCTATGATTTGATGGTTGTTTTCTAGTGTTACACGAAACATGGCGCTGGGCAGCAGCTCATCTACTACACCAGTCATCCTAATTAAATCTTCCTTGCTCACAAATCCTCTTTATAAAGTACGTATTTATTTGGCCCATTGTTCAGCTGAACACTTGTGTTTCCATAAATTACACCTAGTATTCTTTACCGGAGTTCTTGGATTGCCATTTTGATCAAACCAAATTTTAAGAGTTTGATTCCCATTTTGGTACGGAGCGTAAACTTTGTGGGGAATCTTGAAAAAATAATTTTTGTTTGTTATGGGCTCATATACTACTACTCGTAAAGTGCCAATTTTATTTTTGAATCCTCCCACTGTTGCATATGATGCTGCTCCGTAGTGCGCTACTGTTGTATATTTGCTGTCCGAATTATCATTAAAATCGCTACCTTTTTGGCCCCTACTATTCTGTTTTAATTTTTTGCCTTTTCTAACGATGGCTTTTTCTGCCAGTTCGCCTACATTTATAACACCATCTTGCCAAAGAAATTGAATGGCTTCTTCTAATGAAAAAATTTCTTTTCTAAAACTAGATGGATATGCCATATTAACCAATTGTTGATTCATAATTATCTCCGCATTGAACTGATTTCTTTAGCTTCTTGATCACTAAAAATAGGCACAGCATTGCTCTTGTGCATGGTACCAATACCTACAATATTATCACCTGTATATTTCTGCGGCATGCGAACGTTGACTGCACCTTTTACACCTGTATCCAAACTAGGAATACGTGGCTGATCAGCATCGCGACGCAACGGCTTGGGAGCCACAAAACTTTTTCTGTCATTCTTGATCTTGATCTTGGGTGCATAACGATCTTTCAGCGCCTGCCATTCCGCTTCAAGAATCTCGGCCTGATGTTTTTGTTCTGCGCTTGCATATTTTTTCTTGCCCTTGCGCCGGCCCGTAAGGCTTAGCCAAGGACCTTCCATGTGCATGCTCATAGCCACCTCATATAACTGTATAGAATTATATTATAGCACTAAATGGATTTGATGTCAAGCGGATCTAGCACTTTAGTAATGGTTGCTTTTTCGTTAACAATCAAGATTTTGTGTTTGGGATAGTAGATTTGAATATTGTTTGCTGCTTCTTCTTCAGTCAATCCTTGACCTAGAAACTTGTTATTTTTACCGTAAGCTAGCACAACACGATGGCCATTTTCTTCCACATGTTCAAATCTTAGTGCAATCACAGCCTTTTCGGCTTCACGCAAAATTTCTGCTTCTTCCACAGCATCATTGATACGGTGTTTGAGTTGTTGTACAATAAACCAAGATCCCAGCAATTGCCACAGTAAGTAAAAGAATAGTGCCCAACCAAGGATGTTTAGCAAGTCCATATTATGTCCAAAGTGCGTGTCGAATTCGAATTAGACGAATCATATTTTCTTCGTCTTCTTTGTTGTACTTATCTTCTATTTCGTTAGAAAGGTCCAGTGCGCGACCACTTTGCTCACGTTCTTCGGGTGTGCGATCTTCAAAGTCTAAAAAATCTCTACTCACGTTCTTCGGGTGTGCGATCTTCAAAGTCTAAAAAATCTCTACCGGACTCTCTAATTTGTTCGCAGTAGTTGCTCCAACCACTTGCTTCCATGGGATCCGGTCGATTGGGATACGTTTCTGTCCACCATTTGTATAGTTCAAGTATTTCTTTAGCAGTTTCAGCCTGGCGACTGGGTTTGTGTTTGTCGGGATGATCATCGTCTAACCAATGGTTAGTAAGACCCATTTGCCAAGCTAGATTGTCTAACCCGGCTTCAGGGCAACGCCAGGTACGCCAGCGAAACCAACCAGTGGCCCAAAATGGAGGATTGTATTTTTGACGGAATTCTGATCCTTCCCAGGCTATGTGCCACCAGGCCAGTTCTACTTCAACAAAATCTCTAAGTTCATTAAAAAGACATGGCATAAACCGGCTGCCAACATCACGCCAAGAGCCGCGAGGAATGTCGCTTGGACTAGCAGTAAGAGCGTGGGTTTTAGTGACCCAACGATTGTTGATATAGTATTTCGCATCATATAATTTATCCGGAATGTAGCAAACAAATCGTTGTAGATAATCTAAGCCTGTGTCAGCTAGCCAGTAGCGAAAGGGATGACGTGCTTCAGCTTCGGCACGCCATTCTTTCCACCCACGGTGGGTCAAAGCACCCGGACTGGGTGTACCTCGAAGCCAATCTGCAAATGGTCCAATTGTCCAATAATGATTTCGCCAACGGTTTAGACTCCACCATTTAGACTTTACGGTTGTAAAAGTAGTAATGGTAATGTTGGTATCATCAGCTTCGACCCAAAGATCGTGCCAGTGTTCGTTTGATCCACAATCGCAGGCAATACGATACACTTTGGTATCACCCCAGTCGTTTGTCCGCATTATACCTAGTGCTGGCTTTTCGGCTTGCATTATTTTGGAAAGTACTTGTTGATTACTTCAAGCTTGTCTTCAAATTCAGCAATCTGAGCAATTTCTGCTTCCATGGCGGTCATCCAATCAGTATGATCGTGAATGGCAATAGGGTTATTAAGCATGACTTCTACGTTCATGCGATGTTTTTCGATATTGCTGATAAAGTAAGTCCGTGCTGCATTTAACAGTTGTTGTCTCATTTAAATCTCCACATATTTGAGTTGAAAGTGATCGGCACGATCTTCGTACCCATCGTAGCCACGAGGATTACATACAATTCTGGTGGTGCCAATCATGTAGTCAAAGTCCTCATGTGTATGACCATGTGTCCATAACTTAATTTGTCTACGGTCTAGTATATAGTTATCTAGATTGGTGCTGTATGCACCATTCATGACAATCTCGTTTTTGTATCTTGGATGAGTACTGGCCCTGCTGGGTGCGTGATGACCGCATACAACAACAGGCAAACTAGGATGCTGTTCTAATACTGCATCCAATCCACGTGTAAATGCATAATGATCCTCAACAGCATCTTCGGGCATGAAAACCTGTTTACCCTCTGCACCGGTATTTTTCACACAGCGAAAGTCATTCATCATCATGCGAATACGATGCATGGTATTGGGATCTTGACCATTCATGTCGGTCCAAAGTGTACCACCATAAAACAAAACACCATCAATGATACGCCATTCTTTGTCTAAAAAATGTACATTATGTAGATCACCAAAAGTGCCACGAATAATGTTAGCGGTCCTTGCAAAGTCACCATGGTAATGTTCGTGATTGCCCATAATCAAAATAACATAGGGAAATCGTTTGCTGCAACGTACTATGAAACTGTTGTAGCGTTCGGCACGAGCTTGTACCCTCTCAGTGACCGGCAGCACTGTGCCACCGGCTGCTAAATCATCAGCCACAAAGATATCGCCGCCCAGAACTAGGACATCTGCACTTTCTGTGTTCTCTAATTCTAAGTCTCCAAACTCTAAGTGGAGATCTGAGCATACAGCAATTTTCATTTCACATCCATTTCATTACAAAAAGTTCTGCGTCTCGAGATTGTCGGAAATATAAATCCATATAATTTACGTTTGTTCTGTAGTACCAATCTTGATCCAATTCGCCAGGCATGCCAAATTGCTGTATGCACCATTCAGACAACTCATCCCAAATGGTGTTGTCTTCATGCTTGGCCACATACCTACGTATTTTTATCACATCCATTTCAATGCAAACTGTGTAGCCTGTTCGGGTTTATCAAATCTAAATTCATATTTATTGTGAGGTATCATGTGCTGTACTTCAAAGTGTTTGAACCCTTGATCCTTGGCCCAACTAATAGCATCGTATGCACGGTTTACAGGTATGGAGATAGTAGTCATGTATCTAGTATAGCAAAAAAATCAATAAGTGTCTATAAATATCCAAAAGGATCAATATGTGGTTGTTGCTAATCATTGTATTAAGTTCGGAACCACCACACAATCATCGTGGATCAGTACAAAACTTCTATGTATCCGAAACCGAATGTCGGACTGAATTAGCAACGGCCATGAAAAGTTTGTTTTTAAAAGGCACACAGATTTCTGGTAGTTGTGAATTTAGAGAATATCTTACTCCTCGTAGGACTTTTTGAATGAACACTCATATTGCATCACTACTAGAAAAATTTAATTCTGTATCTAAATATCAACCTGAAGATAACGATAAACAGATACAAGCGATAGCATTACTTGTTGCAGTTGATATTTTAAAAACTATACTACATGATAAAGATTTAGGTGCAG